AATGAAGAACAAGTAAGTGATTTATTAAATCCTAAATCAACAATTTCAAAAATGATAGCTCAGGCTCATCGAGATTCCAAGAAATCATCGAGAAAGTTTTTACTCTTCATCGGTCAGAATCGTAGAGAGCCTATAGCTATAACTAATGATCTCACTCTGCCAGTCCCTGGGCCACACTTCATAGGATCAGCAGGAGATGTTGAGGTTGCGATGTATAGGTTATGTGATCTCGTTTGTGTTGAAGATAGCCATTTTTTCCTTTAGGCTAGAAAGAGTCTTCTCGATTCTTTCAATTGACTCTACAACAGTAGATTCAACTTGCTTAGGATCACTTCCATACCCTTGTTTGTTGTAGTTTCTAACCAACTCTGAGCTATAGTGTAGTATGTATGAAGTCTTGCCATTCTTGTCTACAGATGTTTCAAACTCGATGTATCCACCATCAGGACTTCTCGCTCTAAACCTAGATGATCCAGACTCTCTTTCAAGTTCCCAGCTATCAGGATTATCAAAGAAATCTTGAAGAGGCTGATTGTGTTTGAAGCCATAAATCTGACCGTCCTTTAACGTTCGTATTTCAAGACCTAAAGTATCGGTCGAGTCACCGCCAGCATTAAGCATCAACATCTTAAGAGCATCTCTAGCAGCAGGATTATCTTGATCAATTAATCTACCAAGGTATTCGGAATTAGCCAGTGCTGCAATCTTAGCTCTAAGTTTAGTGCCATCAGGGTCTCTGCTTTCGTCAAACGTATCAATTAACGTTGTTATTTCCCCACAACCAGGAGTGTCTCCCAGATTCAGATCACTACAAATCGTGCTTCTAACAATTTTATTTAATAACTTTTGAGGACTATATCCATCAATTACAGTGCCAGCTTCATCATCTGTAATAACATTCGCAGAATCTGGAATTCCTTGTATTGCGGCACTGTTTGAGTCTAGCACAGCCAGAACACTTTGAGCGGCTGCGAACTCTTCTTCGCTCATGCCGGTCATCTTCCTATACGTATCCCTAGCTGTTTTTGTTGCTTCTAGAGTATCAATAACTCTAGGATCATCCGCTTCCTCTATTAACCTATCTAATTCTTCAGGGTTTCGCATCAGCTTATTGGTAATCGCCAAGATGGCCCTGGTTATACTACCCCCTGTAACGCCCTTGTTTAAATCCATATAATTCTTAAGACTGTTGTTGATAACACAAACTTTACCGTCAGCAGGTATCAAAGGAGGAGATCCATCCTTGCCCTCCTTTGTAGCACAGTCTAGGATAGCATCGGCATTCTTATCTCCAGACTTAAGATCGCTCAAGTTCATCTCAACTGGGGTGGCTCCGAAATTATTACCGCTCTTGGATAAAGCTTCATTGGCCTTATCACAATCTTCGAACACTTCTAACACATCTTGTCGCCTGCCTTGACCAGTTACTTTACCGGCAGGCAATGCGATCAGAGACCCTCTACTATTAATTTTACTACCAAACTTAGCCATGCCACTTATTATGGAATTTACAGGATCTCCCTTTGCACTGCCTGCGCCATAAGTATCCACTGCCTCATCAATGAAACTTATCAATCCAGCGGTTTCTGAGTCCATAATTTGTTCAGAGCTATCCGCCCACTTTTCTTTTTGAGAGTTCAGTCTGCCTACTTTTTCTCTAACTCTACTTACTGAGTCCTTCAATTTACCTTTAAAGCAATCAGTATCTCCCTGCCCACTATTCACGAGATTCACTAAAGATCCAAGAAGGGGAACCTCCTCCAAAGCGAATCCTCTGTTAGCGTTATCGCCTCCAGTGTTATCAATAGGCAAGGATAATGCTGGATTATTTTGTCTTTGACCACAGCCTTTTTGAGCCGCCATTAAGGCTGCTGAGTACACTCCCGAGTTGTCTGGGATAGCCACAGCGTTGGTTCCAGCTTTCTGCGTCTTCGCTGATCTAACCTTCCCGTCCTGAATATCTTCACCCTCGGGGCTAACGAGTAAGTATCTGTTTTTCCTATCTTTCCTTAAGCCTAGCACAACATCTTCCCTACTACTAGGCGCCGCACCGAAGCCAATCGCGTAGCTTTTAATACTCTCACAAGCTTCTTTATCACCTTTAGCTGCTGCTAAAAGATTATCAATTCTTTCAGCTACTTTTAATCTCTCTTCAGGGTCAGGAGGAATCTCTTCTTGAGTGACGTTGCCCTCAGGGTCAACGCTTAACTTGAAAGAATCTTTCGCAAGCCTTCTCTCTAAAGATTGATCAGTGGCTCCAAAGAAAAACCCAGTCAGGCTTTTAACGTTTACAAATTGTTTAATACTGTCGTATACTTTATCATCAAACTTTCCTTTAGAAAAAAATCTATTTCTGATGCTTTGAAATACTTCTCTCGCTGAAGATTGAAGGCTTGGATCAAACCCTAGTTTACTAAAAAGAAAACCAATCGTCAGACCCGCTGGTACTCCTCGCTTACCTGTCTTCTCCCTCTCTTTTGCTTCTTGGCTTATAAATCCATTGTCTATACCATACTGTAGAATTTCGTCTTTGATGGTGAGTTTTGGCGTTTCTGATTTCTCAAAGTCGCTCGGTGATTCATAAGGCACAATGCTAGATATGAAAGATTTAAACCTTTTTTCGCTTTTTCCAGGTATCGGGGAGACTGTCCCAGCATTTGGATCATATAAGGCTTCTCCACTGTTGTTGCTGACCTTATTGTTTTTAGGATTCCAGTTGACAGTTCCCTGCCCAACTTGAGCGGTCTGTGTGCCTTGAGGATTATTAGGGTTTAAGGGAGTCCAGGGAGCATTTTTCAAGAGACCTCCTGCCTCCTTAGTTCTCTGCTCTATAGCCTCAGTGGGATCTTTTATAATCTCATTTAAAGACTGTAGGGCTCTGTTATGAACCTTGCTGAATCTCTTAAGTAAATCGTTTTTATCCATAACTTATAATAGACAAATAGCCCTCTCTCTTATTTAGAGAGAAGGCTATCCGAATTTGTAATAGAGGTATTACTAGCCTCGTCTGTAGTAGTCAGCGAAGTCGTAGCGGAATGTAACTTCGATCGTCGAGAACTCGTTTGTCGAGTAGTTCTTCTCAGAGAATCGAACACCCATCGGAAAAACACCGTAAAGCTCAATGTTCGCATGAGGCTCTTGAGTGTTATCAAGCTCAACAACAGTCAGCTTTTGAGCCTTAAACGCACCCGTCCCAGCAGCACCAGGAGCAGAGAACTGAGTCGCATCACCTGTGACCGGATCATAGATGCTCTTAAACCAGTTCCACAGCGCAGGGGAGGACTGCTGAACATACAGGTTGTCGAACGTGATCGTTACAGGCTCTGGGCTGAACTTGCCAGGGTAGTAAAGCTTATCGTTTACACGATCCATAACAATCGGATCAACCGTAACATTAATGGGAGAGACTTGCTTCGCAGCCAGGGTGAGGTTATCGCCCTCTGCGGGGAACGATGGAGGGAGGCCCGTGAATCTGACCTCAAACTGATAAGCTCTTACGGAATCAATATCCGTAGAGATCTTAGGAAGCTGAGTGCCTGCGGTAAACTCTCTATTTTCTTTGTAAAAACTTGGCATGATTATTAACTAATGGTTGCCGACTGACTCGTGAGGTTTACTTCGAACACAACTGTTTCAGCAACCTTAGTCGGTTTAATACTTACCGAGCACCAAAGCTCGTTTCTATCTACTCTCAGAGGAGTGTTGGTTGTGGAATCACACTTCACCGCACCCTCAACAATCGCTCTTCTAGCAATAAGATCGCTGATGAACGGAGTCAGAGCGTTTTCAACTAACTCCCAGGTGAACTGGTCGTTAGGCTCGAACTGGAACGGTTGGCCCAGAGCCAGAAGCGTCTTTCTAACAAAGATCATGAGCCTTCTAACATTCACTCGATCGAGAGCACTCGGAGTCCTTTGCGTTGTCTTCTGGCCGAAGATCACGATACCACCTACCGGATCTTTCTTAATCGGGTTGATCGCGTTAGAGTAGAGCGTATCCCTGTCGCCCTGGTTGACCGCTTGCTCGGTATCAGTAGGCTTGGTCAGGCGACCTCTATTCAGGCCAGCAGGAGCGAACCACGGCTCCGAAACAGCGTCAGTGAAGACACATTGGCGAGCCGCAAAGATCGCAGGATCATACCACTCTTCGCCACCAGCAAAAGAGTTGAAGACCTGAACCCAAGGCCAGTACGCCGCTGCATACGAGGAGTTGACAGCCGCTGTTCTAATACCCTTTCCGTTCAGCCAATCAATCGCATCTTGAACAGATCCAATCGCGTACGGAGGAGAAATCAGAGCTAAGAAGTTCTTTGAAGTTTCAGCTAAGGTGATAAGTTCGTTTTGAACATTATCATCAGTCACACCAGGAACAACAGCAATTGAGATGTTCAGGGAATCGTCATCAAGAGCGTGAATACCCGTCTTAGCCGTAGCAGTTCCGATAAGCGCAGTTTCAGAGGTTGAATCTGGTTGGTCAGCAACACCGTCAACACTTGCTGTAGTGTAACCACTATCACCACCCGCTAATTCATATGTGCCTTCGATGAGCTTTACGAATCTAGGTTGAACATTAACAGCACCGTTGACATCAAGGACTGAAGTTGTCTTGGAGCTAATTAAGTCGGGGAACCCAGCGTAATCGTCACCATTGCTGCTTACAGCGTTAACATAAACGTAATCCGATTGAGCGTTGAGTTCATCATTTTGAAGGACAAACTCAAAGAAGTCGTTTGCAGATGCGACCAAGGATCCAAGGAAGCTCTCAGCTTGAGCACCCTCATTGTTAACTACAAGTTGATCCTTGACCGACTTGTTAACAACTTCGACTGAAATACCTTGTGTGGAGCCATCTCTAAGAGCACTCAAGTTATAACCCGTGCCAGGGTAAAGGCTGTAGGCCTTAAGGTCTACACTGGAAACAGTCAATCCGGTATGCGTGTAATTAGCCTTACCACCACCGGCAGCTATAGCCGAGACAGTGCCGTCAGCCTTAAGTGGGTTAAACCTGAACCCAAGGTCAGCGGCGTCGGCGCCTGTGCTGGAGAGTTGTAGTGTGGCACCAGACCCAGCAAACTTGGAAGCTAAGAATAATGTGTCACCTTCAACACCAGCGTAAACAGGCTGATCATCAAAGAGGTTTGGATCAAAAGAATTGAAGAGAACTGCTTGCTTCGTCTTAAATGTGGTCGAGGAGGCTGGCACAACAACAGTGCCACTGGCTTTAAAGGTTCCAGTATTATCTGTCACACTGTAGTAAATTGAGGAAGCATGAGTAGGATTCCAGTTGCCGGATACGGCAAAGGCTGGTGCAACACCAAGATCGATGTTAGCACTCGCAGACAGTTTACCGGAGCCCGCCGCACGAACAAAGTAAAGCTGGTTTGTAGCCTCAAGGATCTCAAGAGCACCTTCCAAGCCTTGGCCAGGAGCAGCAGAGTTAGGCTTACCAAACGTTTTAAGGAGGTTTGCTTGGCTTGTAATAAGTGTGGCCTTGTCAGTCGGACCCTTGTCAGCAAAGCCTACAATGCCCACTACACTAGAGTTAATATTAGGAGTGTAGATAGATACATCATTCTCAAGAACTACAATGGAAGGACTGGTAGGTAATGCCATGATTAATTACTCTTCTTATTTGATTTTTTAGAGGGTTGGGTTTTGGGAGTAGGTGTAGGGACAGGAGCGTCATCAACATGCGTAATTTTCAGCATTCTTCTCCTAACCATATTGTCGGGTGCTCTACCACCCCAGGAATCGGGAACTCGTATACTAGCTTTAGAAGCCACGAACCTTTGAGTGGGACCCTCAGGCGTTTCAAACGCGACATAAATACCCTGCATACTTGTGTTCTTTACAACTTTCATATAAAAGCTCCTACTATATTTACTATCAAAGAGGTATAAATTGAGTTAATTTTAGCTCGTAATGGTGGTGTTAAAATTGAAATCCGATATCTCACCCGTATTTGTTATGGCGAATTTTGGATTCTCAACGTAGGTCTCTAGATTGACTCTAATGGTCTTCTGCAATACTCGGTCCTGGCTGTCTTGAACGGATACAGATCCTATATCACTCTCACTGTCTAGGAACACCTTGTTTAAATTTGATTGCTCAGTTGTTAGCTGAATATCAGGATTGAACTTGGAGAATATGGTTGCTCTCAGCATGTCCAGATCTGCCTTATACTTACACCATATGTTGATCTCATAAGAAATGGTTAAGGGTCTAGGCGACAAGCTAAGAACTCTAGTTGCCCTACGCTTTTCGCTATCCCAATGTTTTTCATGAAGAAGAACCGGGTTATACCTTCTACGATCATCATCGTTTAAGGTTTGAGTCTCAACAATAGTGACCATCGGCAATATTAAAGTGTTATCGGCTTTCAATCTGCCCGCTATACGTTCAGGGTTGCCGTAAATACATTTTACTTTTATTTTGTTAGAGTTACCGTCAATGTAATGGAGGTTACCAAACTCGAAAAGCATGGCCCTAAGACTCTCTTTATACACGTTATCGATAACAGGGCGAACCTTATCGTTAGTCATCTCTAAGACTTGATTCCTTAGACTCTTACTCATTAGTAGGGCCTCCCTCCTGTGCTGTCAGACCTGTCAAAGTAGTCCTCGTTGTGAATATCTTGAGTATCTCTGAGGACCTTGGCATGAACTAATAAGTGGTAGACACCGTATGCTTCAAAGCTGTCTTCCTGAACCTCATAGACCTCAAACTTAATGTCTTGAAACTCTGGCTCAAGGATATCACCGATCTCAATCGGAGATCCTAGTATGCTTTCAACGTAAGATTTGTTGAAGTTGAATACCTGATCATATTGAATCTCAACACCAAACTGAGAGAGGTTCTCTTCAATTGGCCTTGGGTCGAAGTGTCCCCAGACTACGACAGGCTCAGGCGAAATAGTTTTTTGGCGAGACTCCATGTAAATGTCATCTATGTCATTGCTTTTAACATATTTGTAAACTTTAATCTTAGATCCTGATAACTTAATATTCTCAGAGTCCACCATGTTAAACAAATTCTTATCGTTCTTCTTTTGGAATAACGATAAGCGAGCATCCCTTTCTTCAGGGATGTTAGTCGGAGGTGTGTTTACCTTGTATCTCATTAGAAGATATCAAACAGAGGGGGTGCCTCTATCTCAGTCATAAGCTCTTCTACAAGGGCTTGTTTCTCTCTAACAGCTTCCTGAGAAAGGAGATCGCCATTGAGTCTAGTACCACCGCCAGGACCAGGAAGAGTCTGATACTTGCCTCTGATGCCACCTAAGATTTCCTTAGCACATGCAAGCGTGTATCGTTGCAGCCAACTCTTATAAGCATGGTGAAGAGTGTTTGGATCAAAAGCTCTGAACTCAAGGATAACATCCTCTTGAGCAGATTCAGGCTTAGGGAAAATATGTAAGAACTTGTTGTTAACAAGCTGCCATGTAGACATCTGACCTAAAACATTCTTAACCTGTTTCAGGTATTGCTGCATGAGCAGATATTGACTGACATTGTAGTTATTGAACAGGCCAGTGTTTGTAAAGAACATGACAGAGAAATCATATTCAAGGGATCCAGGGTTTGCACCGAACTGGAAAAAGTCTCTGCGATACCAAACATCATTAAGGTTGTCAGCGACCTCCTGAGGAAGTTCGTAAACGTTGATGTCAGTCTCTGTCTTAAATACAGCATACTGAGTCATCCAATCAGGAGCATGATACTCTAGCTTGGAAATAGCCTCATCGATGCAGATCTGTATCTGAAAGTCATCAAGCTCTACGTCAACGATTGGGTGACCAAGCTTGGCTAAGACGTAATCTTTAATCGTTCTGTTAAACGTTTTAAATTCGTTTACAGTCTTAGCGTCTTTGTTATTTAAATCTTTATCCTTAGGGCTTTTGTAATCCTTAAGCTGATTACCGCCATAAATCCCGTAGGAGGACCCATAAGCAGTGACAACGGGTTTTGAGATTTTTTCAGTCATATCAAATATATTTACCCTAGAGATACAAAAAAGGCTCGGATTAAATCCGAGCCTTCTTCAAACACTGTCTAATCGTTAGGGATTAGACGGTGTAGGCACCACCAGTGAAGCCTTGGCCGTTGTAACTAGTGTTCCTGAAGATTTGCGGCGTCAGGAAGTCGTTACCGAGACCGATGATTCTGATCACGCGGTAGAAGCGCGAAGCAGGCTGAACCGCAACCTTACCGTAGCGAGTCAGGAT